CTGCGGTGAAACTCTTTTGCAAGAGCCCACTTCTGGTCCCCCCGTAACGAGATTATCGTCTATACATGCGCGAAAGTGGCACATATACTGTCCGACCTAAACTTGTGTTTAGGTTACCTTTACAACTGAGTGACGAATCAATGGATCCGTTATACGATTTGCGGGTCTATTTTGTAGTTCTCTTTGGTAAAGAGGTTTGGCAAAATAGTCAGGTGTATACTTTGCATCCATGGCGGCGAGACTCATAAAGTACAGAATGTACTCGTCTAAACCAGCGTCCTTAAGGAAGACGCTTTTGTCCTCAATACCCTTTACTCCTAGTCTTTGGAACTCCATTACAACTTTGGTGGAGCACTCCTCAAACGTACCTGAAACGAATATATGCTTTCGCACGTCTTCGGAAGGTGGTCCGTAAAAACGGTACCTCACAGGTATTTTGGAGATTAGGTATTCAGTAGTCCGCGTAAAAGAGCACAAATGTCTCTTACTCCGCAAACGATTAATTAGCGAAAAATAGTCTTGAATGCAATTAGGCGTACTTTTAAGGTACACAGGCCTCACATCAATTCCATTTAAATAATCTCCACCACATGACTCTCGAAAGGGTCCTGTGATGTATGACTTTTGCTCATTAATGACAAAACCAAACTTTTGCAGTAAATAAACTGCGTTTCTGGCGAAATCAGATGAAACGATGATATCGTCCCCATAAGCGGTGATTACACTGTCTGAACCTATAAGTTGCGCGTACCCTCTTAAAAGAGAATAATACACAAGACTCATGAGTCCAAAGGTATAACCGTTACCCATAGGTGCGATCATTTCGTACTTTCTTACAACCCCATCTAATTCGTATGAGTGGCAACCGGAAGCTAGGAATAGCCTCCACCACGCGCGTAAATTAGAATACTTAAAGGATTGAAAAAGATCCGATATTAAACCTAAAGGCAGACGATCAGAAGCGCTTTTGAGATCTAGCGTAGCGTAGGCTCCAGTAATGGAACCTTCACGAGCTAAAGCTCTCTGGCGAGCCTGACCTATATCTGTGATATTTAGGTGTTCATGCACAGCAAGTCTGGATGATATAGCCGAGCCCACCCCAAGTTGCGCATAGATATTTAAATCTGGCGCTATTGAGATTGTCCGCTTAGCCTTATATGATTTGGGCACCGTTGTTAATTGGTCATGTTCTAGTACAGTGAAATACTGTTGTCTAGAAAAACGCCTATCTAACATCGCAAATGAAAATTCACGAAAGACATCCTCAGACCCTGTAATATGCTGGTTAGCATATTTAAAATAAGGTTCAGTATACGGCCGTCTGACCGTAGCTGTTGAACCTGGACCCCAGTGATAATTGAGGTCTCGTATTTTAGGAGGATGAAGAAGTATAGAAGATAAAACACCTTGTGCTTTGTCGATTACCCTCTTGCAAAGAAGCGAGTGCATATTGGCGCTGTTGTAACGCGCGTTGGCCTCCTCGTTCTTCAGAAATGAAGAACTAGCTTCCTTACGTAAGAGATCATCGGATGATTTATCGATGCAGCTTATATTCTTTTGGAATATGGCGGCTATCTGTCTTTGGCTGAAGTTTGTAATTTCAGTTGCAGCAGAAAGCCTTTCGATAAGAGGCCGAGTTCGATATCGAGCACAATTTTGGGTGACACGGTTGAATTCCGCATCAGTCCCAAGATCTTCGATAAGATTTGCCGTGAATTCATGGTATGAAAATTTCCCGGTAGGTGGGATGTTGCCTTTATGGAACATGCTACACTCCGTAAGTAGATTTTTAAATTAAGCTGGTATAATAATCAGCGGGAATCCACTTAGTTGGGATTTGCTCCAACGGAAACCTCCCATATCTAAACCTCGTAAACAAGCAAGGCCCAAAAGGGGCTTGCATCATCACAAGGAGACGTGAGAGATCAGCAGACGTGGCAGACACTGATGTAGGTAGAAGAAATTCGACAGTTCCAGAAAGGAATTCGTCCTTCTCAATACCTCCAGCATCATACAAGGGAACTTTAACTTTGAACCGTAAGGTTCTTATTCCTTTCGTCTGACCCGTAGAGCATATAAGCCTAGCATTCTCTTCTTCGGAAACATCTTTGTTTTCGTATGTAACAGAATTGCCGGGATTTGAGCCTTCGGAAATAATAGGCCATAATACGCCGTCAGCAATGACGGGCGATGTTAATCCTGCTTCGCAGGGTATAGTCATGGTATGTTGTCTCCAACAATGTTAGGTTAAAAAGGGTGATATTATCGAGATCGACGACTTGTCCGACCTGTTAATAGCGCGAGTACGTCCAGACATCTTTGCCATTTTACGGGATTACAAACCTCTAATGCAAAATTGTATGACGGCTCCTCTTCGAATACAGTCCTATTAAAGAACTTCATCTTATAGTAACCACCACCTACATTAAAAGTGATCCTGTCTTTTCCTAAACTTTTAAAAGTTTTTTCAATCGAGTCAAGTGAAGCATCAACCTCACGGTTGGTACTAACTGAACCCGAATGATATGTAAAACCCAAAGTAGGGGAAAGATTCCAGAGTAAAGACTCAACGTCTACAAACCAATTTACAACAAACGACCAGGGGATCTTATCCCATATGGCGACCGCTGGGTTGAAATTTAGCTGCATTTTGCCAGCTTCATACCAGCAATAAGCTTTAGATATCTCTTTATACCGGGTTGAAAAGTGAAGTATACCATAATTGGCATATTTCGGTGGATACCCCATACTGATGATCTCATCTCCGTCGGACATAGCAGCTGCTTTGCCCTTAACGTAGGTTGGACCACCGTGAAGACTGTCAATTGCCGCTTTAATTTGCGCATCGGCAGTCGAAATAAGAGGATTTAAGGCATAACGATACTCAAGCCATCTATCAGCGATTCTGTGTTGAAGGGACTTCCCTTCGTCTCCAGGTACTTTCATCAATAGAAAGCGTTTGGATTTAAATACACAGTCTGATATAGTCTTAAACGTTTGTTTATATTGCAATAAATCATATGTGCCAGTGCCTTTGCTTTTGGCATCGACCATGGCATCAAATATGAGATTATCATATTTTCGGAGATCTTTTGTAGAGCCAAGGTTGGGTTCTAATGTTATGACTTGTTTGCCATAACCCCCTATACATTGACCATACATATCATAACGCTCATAATACGGAAAATCGACGTCGATATCACTTATGACGTGTGAACAGTTGTTTTGCTTTGGAGGACGTGAATACCTCCATCGCTTACCACTGCCCATCGTGTAAATGTGTGCGGCATCGCTTTTCTTACCAATTGCCCCATACTCAACCCATGGTTGCTTATTAGGGCACTTGATGTAGCGTTTGACTCCGACCTTATATGTTGAAGAACCACGCGTTTTAAGCATGATGTTCTCCAATTATAGAGTAGAAGAATCTGAAAACAAATCCTTATGGGATTCTTTTCGATTCGTCTTTTCAGTTGAAAAGACAGCAGAAGACCTCGTTAGAGG